TCCAAGTTATTGCACACTCATAAATACTAAAATAGAGGAATAGTCTGGTATCATGCCATTAAGAAACGTACCAATTACATATACCCTTGACCAGCAGCGACAGGAGATCAATGCTCTTGCTGCTGATGTAAACGGGTTAGACGTTACCTTTGACGAGAAGGTAGATGATAGGGTTGCTGCCCTATTACAAGGTGGCGTGGGAACAGCGGTTACTTATGATGATGCTAATGGATCCCTAACAATTGATCTAGCATTCAATGAGTTTTCCACATCTTCAGTTCTTGAAGGAACGAATCTTTATTACACAGACACTAGAGCGAATGCCGCTATTGACGCGAGAGTAACACAGACATTTGTCAATAACCTGAACATTACTAATCTTGGTCCCCAAGATTCTATTACTCTATCTCTAGGTCAAACAACCAAGTATCTGACTCCTCTAAACTACAACAATGTATCTTGGGACACCGCGTATGCATGGGGTGATCACGATGCTGTTGGATATCTAACAAGTTACACAGAGACTTCCACACTTAATGATGTGGTTGGACGAGGAGATACAACTGCTTCTAGTATTAATGTTGGTGGAGTAAATACAAATTCGATTACTACAGCAACAGCATCAGCAAACTTAACGTTAACTGGAAACAATATAGTTATTCCATCTAATACTAGGTTTGGTACGATTGCTACTGCACTGGCAAATGACTACGGTGTGCTTGTTGATAAAGATGGTGAAATTGTAATCAACCACGCACCAGGTTCTGGTGGTTTAACACTGAAGTCTAGTGGTAACACCACATTCAATATTGACGGTACTGGAAAAATTAATGGTGTCGTCAAGTTCGTAACTTCTGATGGCAGTGCTGGTCAATCTCTGACCACTGATGGAAATGGTCAACTGTATTGGGGCGAAGGTGGTGGTGCCAATGTCGAAGTAGGTGACAATCCACCATCAAATGCCACTAGTGGAGATATGTGGTGGGAAAGTGATTCTGGTCGCTTAAAAGTTTATTACGACAATGGAGCAAACCCAGCAGCATGGGTCGATGCATCTCCTCCTCTCGTAGCAGATGCCCCAGCTGCAGCATTCAGAACCGCTGTTGGTGATGTTGATGCATCATTCACTTTGGGTGGTTCTGGAACTGTGTTCGCTGATGATAATGGAACATTCAATGCAGGTATTACTGTAACAACCTTTTCCAGAGTTAGAATTAGCATTCTGTTTGGTAAACTGAATGGTACTAACAATACCAGTGGACTTATTGCTCTCGAAAGAAGTGATGGATCCTCACTGACAGAAATCTGTACAGTCGCTACAACAGATCCAAATGTCACTGGTGTGACTCCATTGTATTTTGAGTTTGTTGATAGTCATGGAGGAACTACTGGCGATATCATGACATATCAAATTAGATTGAAGTCTTTGACTGCATCTGGAAGTAGATCTGGCACTGAAACATGTCAGTTATATGTTCAAGAAATTTGAAATAAATAACTAAACGGAGAGATCTTAAGAAATGGCAATTCTATTCCCAGATACCGCTGGACAAGCTACAGACGGTTCATTTACACATACCGAGGGTGGTCTAACTTGGATCTGGAATGGTAGCAGCTGGAAATCCAGTGGTGGAACCCTTGATTCATACCTACTGCCAACTGCAAGTACAACTGTATTAGGTGGCGTTAAAGTAGATGGTTCTACCGTCACTATCACCGATGGCGTAATTAGCTCCGCTGGCGGCGGTGGTGGAGGTGGAGGCGGTGGCACCAGTCTCGGAACAAGATCAGATTTTAATAACTCCACCAGTGCTACTCATGCAAATGATGTCGATGAAGGTATTGTTATCACGGCATACAAATCATATGCACTACTGAAGTTGAATGTTTCTCACCCTGCATGGGTAAGAATTTATCCTACATCTGCAGCAAGAACAGCAGATGGATCTAGAACTATTTCTGAAGATCCCACCCCTGGTTCTGGAGTAATTGCAGAAGCTATCACAACTGGAAACAACGAAGATGTTCTCTTCACTCCTGCTTTGATCGGATTTAATGATGATGGAACTCCATCAACAAATGTTTATCTATCAGTTATGAATAAGTCTGGAGGACAACAATCTATCACTGTTGAAATGACTGTACTCCAACTAGAGGCATAAAATGGAACTGGGCGGTTCAGCGGTATTAGTAGATGTCATTCTTGTCGAAGGAACTGACAAGCAAACGTTTGTAGATAGTTTTGATGAGAATAAAGCAGAGTGGTGGAATATGCTTCCATCCATGCCCTCTTTGCTCGTCATGCTTGTCGAAGGAGATTTTATTGAAACTCTAGTAGCAGACCCCAGAGTTGTTTCTGCAGAAGAAGTTCCACAGTCATTTCCATGTACTCTCCCAGATAAAGAGAGTATGTCAAAAAGATTTACTTCTTCCACGAGTTCATCTTATAGAGCAGCATCTGGACTAGGAGAAGATAATTCTGGTCTCCAGTTTTACTTGGACACACAACATATTGTTGCGACAGATCCTGGCGGCGCAGTTCAAAAAATTGGTAGAGAAGTTGGTACTACCAATGGCGATGACGCATATTTTGTTGATGGCACTTATACTTCCAGATGGACTGGAAAGAATGTTGATATCGTCACTCTAGAATCTGGTAGTAGTGGAGATTGGTCTACTCATCAGGGTTTGCATGATCAGCACCCAGACTTTCAAAAGTTATCAAGTGAAGATGATTCTCATTCAAGGGTAGATCCTTATTGGTATCAGTGTACAGCACACCCCAACATGAAAAACACCATCAGCATTAATCCTGCTGATGGCACTAGAGAAGAATATAGCATTGCTGTAAGTTTTGGTGGTTCTGGTATCTACACTTTAACTGGAACGGATAGAAATGGATCTGTTAGTGGAAGCAATCCTCCACTAGTATTTCAAGAAGGAGATACTGTTACATTCACCATAACTGCTTCTACTCACCCATTTGAGATTAGAGTTGGTGATGGTGGAAGTGCAGTAAATGATGGCAGTGTAGATAATAATGGTAGTGATTCTGGAGATGTTGTCTGGAATTTAAGAACAGCATCTAGATTTACTCCAATGGATTGGCCAGATCTAGAAGCAGCTGCTAACAATCAGGTAACATCCCAAGATGGTGGCAACAGTGGACTAACCAATCATGGCATTGGTGTATTGAGTGTTTCTGGTGGTACTATTTGTGGATTTGCAAAGAAAGCAAATCTCTATGCAATGTACCTAGTTACTGGCGACAGTCCAACAGAGTGTATTCAGGCATTGATTGATTGGCACAACGCCAAACCATCTAATCCAGAAACTGGAGAGAAAAACCCCACTATCATGATTGCAGAATATCAGTATCTGCAAGACAGGAAACGTGCAATTCCAGTAGATTATGTTGATAAGATTGTCACTCCAAATGGAACTGTCAATAGACCTGGTGGTGGTTCTTGGGGATCTGATTTGTCGGAATTTGTGAAGGCAAATATTATTCCATTCAAAGTCTACGATGCAACTAACGGCACCAGATGGTGTGTCGTGATGCCTAACCAGAGTTCATATAGTTCTCTGCACACTGCATTAGAAACCGCTTGGAATAGTGGTATCATATGTGTCAATGCTGCTGGTAATAATGGAGGAACATACGCGAAGAGAGATGATGCTCAAGATGTGTATGTCACTGTAGATGCAGCAACGCCATATGATATTACATTCATCAGTTATGGGAATGACAATAGTGCTTCTACATCTAGCACAACTACTTGGTATCCTCACATACCATATGGTCCCCATGGAACTAATAACAATATTGATGTAGCAGCAGGATACAACTCGGAAGCAATGCCTGGTTGGGATGGATATTCAAACCGTGGACCTGGTATTACTGTTACAGGACTTGGAGCAAATACTTATAGTTCATATCAAAGTTCAACGTATGGATCTTATAAGTGGGGTATGTTCTCTGGGACAAGTTGTGCAACACCAACTGTTGTAGGAAAAATTGCCTGCCTGATGGAGAAATATAAGCATTACAACGGATCTTGGCCAAACCCAAGTGTAACCAAGCAATTATTGGTTAGGTCAGCAAAGAATGTAGTTCGTAGTATTCCTTCAGGTGGAACTAGTTTCTCTTGGACTAATGTTCCTAGTGCTGGTGGTGCATCTTTATCCAACGCAATCTCTTTTGGTAACTGCTACATTGGTGGTGGCGGTGGAAACGGTGGTTACACATATACAGAGGCAGCAGGAACACCTGGACTCCGAGCATTCTTTGATGAACCAGATTTCTCTGGTCATAAATTAAAACTTAAAGGTAGAAGACCAGTTGAGGGAGCAACATATCCTAGAACACCAAATTCAATCGGAAGAAGCACCACAACCTACCCAGAATTGAACGTCTAAATATAGATACTTGTTATATTCCATATGGACAACGCAAAGTTGCGAGCTGAATTTGAAAAGCAGTTTGCAGACTATGATCTGAAGATCAGAAGAGGTGAAGAAGAACTCGTCAAGTTGCGTGAATATCGCACTAAACTAGAAGGCGGTTTGGAAGCACTTAACCTACTAGAAAAGGATACCGATGGCAGCGATACCAGTCAACATACTGATTGATAAAGGAGCAGACTTTGCCGTCACCTTTTTCATCACAAATAAAGATGGCACTCCACTAAACATGTCGGGGTACACTGGTGCTGCATCGATGAAGAAGAGTTATTCTGCAACCACTTCAGTCCCATTCACTCTAGATTTTGTAAACAGAACCACAGGGGAAATTGCTCTGGTACTAACAGACACCGAAACCCTGGCGTTAGATCGTAGGAGATATGTCTACGATATTGTTCTTACAGATCCTAACGGTTACAAGACTAGAGTCATTATGGGGAACGCAGAAGTAAGTCCTGGAGTTTCCTGATGGCACAGTATAACGTCAGGGTTGGTAATAATGCATATCGTGTTGGTAAGCAATTGCCAGCACAACATAAACTTGACGTAAACTACCAGATCCCATCGAAGTCAGTACAGAATTCAAATCTTCTGATTGAATCACTGGCATCACAATTTGATGGAACACAAGACACATTCAATCTGATTGTTAATGGAGAGTCATACACTCCACTCAACGAAGAACAAATAATGATTTCTGTTGGCGATGTTGTTTTATCGCCAGGAGTTGATTATATTGTATCTAATGACCAGATTGTTTTTAGTACACCACCAACCGCTGGTGTAGAATTCTTTGGAATAGCATATGCTACTACAGCAGATCTAACCAGAACCCTTAACTATGTCATAGACAGTGGTTCTTTCCCTATGGGGAATGGTCCGAAAGGAACTATGACTGTTGATGTCACTGGAGTTATCGAGTCTTGGACTATCCTTGCCGATAGCGAGGGCAATATTGAAGTTGATATTGAGAAGTGCAGTTTTGCTGATTTCCCTAACTTCCAGTCTATTTGTGGCACTGAACGTCCTACCTTGGGATCCATAAATAGATTTACTGCTAGAAAAAACAAAGACGACAGTCTGTCTACCTGGAACACTACGGTGAACGCAGGAGACATTTTTCAGTTTAAGGTGAATTACTCGATCGACATTTCGCGATGCATGGTCTCATTAAAACTGAAACTATAAATAGTAACGATATAAATAAATTTACACCGAGAGATAAACACGGAGAGTTTACATGGCACTGCTAGTAACCGACAACGGTGAAATTGATTCTCTACGTAATCTGCTGAATTACAATCAGGAGATTCCTAGAAATTTAATTCTAAAGTTGTTCACGACAAATACGTATCCTGCTGAAAGTGATACGCCTTCCCAAACCAGATACTATGAGCCCTACACCAACAACAATACGTTGGGTTATGGTTCTGCACCTGTAACTGGATACCACCAAGTTGAAAATAACAGAACTAATCAGAACTATGCTAACCAGTATGGAATTCTGCTAAACGGCAACCGCTGGACAATCGAAACCCTACAAACTGCTGCAGTTGCTGCAGTCCAAGGTAGCGGTACTCAAGACGAGTATACCATCACTGTTGCTGCTAACACTGGTATTAAAAAGGGCGACTATGTAACTGGCGGCGACGTTGGTACTGGTGCATATGTCGTTGACATCGACGGTCTAACTCTCCTCTTAAGCGTCAAGAACACTGGTACATTCTCCAACCAAAACCTAGATTTTGGTGCTGGCAGAACGACCGCTTCTTATCCAGAGCAAACCTTCACCTTCACTGGTGCTGCTGGTGACGTTTATGGTTACATGCTTGTTCGTGCCAACAACATGCCTACCACCATTCATGGTGTACTAGATGCAGGTGCTGCATCCGCTGGAACAACTATCAGTAAGACTGGTGTTCGTGGTACTATCGGCAATGACTACATCGTTCTTGCTGCTGTTGCTAACACCACCACCATCTCTGGTACTTCTGGTGAGTTCTCCGTAACCGTTGGCGCTACTTCGGGTCTTGCAGTTGGTCAGAGACTAACTGGTACTGGCGTTGCTGCTGGTGCA